CTCCGCTTCCGCGGAAAACTTCACTGTGGTGCCGAATCCTGCCGCCATGTCACTTGCCTTGCTGGCTCCGCCTCATGGCCTGTACCAGTTCCCGCCGGATCTGGTTTTGGTGCTGGGCGTACTCGATCAGTTCATCCAGATCCAGGTCCATGCACGTGCCCACGTCAATGTTGACACCGCCCACCTGTGGATACTGGTAACACACCTCCGCGATCGACTTGCGGAGGGCCTTTTCCGTGGGCAGTGGCAACAGATCCTCCATCAGCTTCCCGATCGAGGATAGAAAAAGGTTCGGTCGAAAGGGAGATCCACCATGCTGGTGGCCTTGCAGTGGCACCGCGCCAGGATCGACGTGTCCGGGCCGCATTCGCTCACGGCCATGTCCGCCTGGAGGGCGTCGAAAACGTCTTGATCCATGTCGAGGAGGGCCTCCCGGATCTGTTTCGGTTGCGCCTGTCCATCCAGGGTGTGGATGCGGGGCAACACGAATTTGATCAGGGGTTCCTCCTGATCATCGATCGCCGCCTCCATGCGCCCGGTGCCAGCCCGGAACGTGACCTCCCGATTGTCCAGGGTGGTGCAGGAAAACAGCTTGTCCTGTCCGCGGAGGATTTCCTTGGCCTCATCCGTCAAGGGCTTCACCTCGATATCCTCCAGGACGTTGACCTCCCACGCAAACCTGGAACCGCACGATCCACAGGACACGTGGAACTTGTAGATCGGGCCGAACAGGGCCACGCGGATCTGGAGGAGGAGGTAGAACCGATCCCCGGACAGCACCTCCGACCACGGCACGTTGTTGGGATCGCCCTCCCAGGCGTACACGCCCTTTTCCAGCGTGCGTTCCCAGCACGTCCGCAACAGCTTGGTGTATGCCTGGATCGAGTTACCGCCCTTCCGCAACTCGTTAATGTCCCGCACCTTGGGCTTGCGGATTTCGCCCTTCAATCCACTGGGACAGGTCACTGTGATCGCCATGGTTCACCTCCGTGTTTAACTGGCGTGGTGTTGTTGTTGACGTGGTGCCAGTGGCAATCCCACTGATAGGGGGCCAAGGCACCGCCGTGATAGGGGCGGGTGCTGGAGGGGGAAGGTGGCCTAGCTCACGATCTCCAGTTCATCGTATGCCAGTTCCAGGGACTTGATCACGAAACCTTCTTGATCCGTGGCGTCCCATGAACCCATGACCATGTTGACCGGGTGCGCGTTGAACAGGACGATCTCCCGCTGGCGGTCCCCGGCCTCATCGATCTGTACGATCGTGACGTTGCGCTTGTAGGCTTCCGGCACCACACCGTATCCGCGGACGCTGGAACGTACCAGGTTCCACCAGTCCTCCAGATCGCGGTCCTCGGAGGCCCCCTGTTCCAGCGTCACGTTGGGATACGTCTCCTTCCCCGCCTTCTTGAACGGGGTGGGGGAGGCACCGTCGTGGTACATCTTGCCCGCGAATGCGCCGGACACATCGGACACGGACTGAAAACCCGCGTACGTCACCAGATCGATTTCCACCAGGAAACGCGCCTTGTCATAAAAGTTGGCCGGGCGTCCTCTCACGTCCATGATGATCCTCCTTGACCTGGGTTACAGGCCCAATTCCTCGAACAGTGCGCGGGTGTCCTTGGTGACCTCCAGGACGATCCACTCCGCGGGTTCCGCCTTGTTGAGCCCCAGCACCACGTGGAGGACGTGCTTGGCCCGCTCGGAGGGCGGGTTCACGTTCTCGCTTGTGTCCACGTAATATGCCCGGGCCGGGTCCGCCGTGAAAAAGGCACCCAGTTGGGCCTCCTTGCGGAGGAACAGGTCGATCGTGTTCCGCAGTTCCGACAGGAGGCGGAGGGTGATGTTTTTGTGCCGCTTGGGGTCCGCGTACTGGCGCACGGTTTCCGTGATGTAGATCACACCGCGGGATTCACCGATCGATGGGAACGGACCGCCGGACGCCAGCGTGCGGGAACCGTCAATGAAAAACGGCTCCCCTTCACCCATGTGGTGAATGATGTTGATCCGATCCGGGTACAGCTTGTCCCGTTCCACCTCATCGTACACGGCCTCCGTTTCCACGTCCGTGACGCCCCACAGGCGGCCGTTTTCCAGTCCGCCCGCCGCCTCATGCACACCGCCCGGCTTGGCGTCCTGTACGATGATCGAGGCCAGCACCGGCCCCTCCGCGTTCACCAGGATCTGATCGTCATCCCCGTACACGTCCACGTCCGGATTGGCGATCTTCACGTTGGGCCAATAAAAGGCCCCGTACTCGGAAAGCCCCTTCAACCCCGCCGTGGTTTTCACGTACGTGCGGACACCGGCCACGGTGAACCCGAACGCACCCGCCAACACCGCAAAGCTGTTGGTTTGCTCGCACCAGGTCACCAGGTCCGGCTGAACCACGGCCGTGGCCCATCCCGGAACCGCCCGCATGGCAATGTAATCCGGGAGGAGGCGCGTGGACCTGATCCCCGCGTCCCCGATGAAATCCGCATCCACCAGGCCCACCAGCCCGGCGGACCCGCCAGCCACGGCCTGGGCGGCCACGTTGGTGGGCCGGAACCCCAGGCCCTGATCCGTGAGGGTGATCCACGCGGATCCCACGTCCGCGTCATTCACGATGGTATCCGCCCCGCTGTCCGGGGGCAGATCGTCCCACGTCTCCACCAGTTCCCCGGCCTGGTACACCTTGATCTTGTAGTGTGTGGCGTCCCCGTCCGTGGGATCCTCCACATCGATCGTGAGGGTGTGATCGCCGGGGTACTTGGAATCGATCACCACCACCGTGGCCACGGACCCGGCCGTGCCCTGGTGGAGGAGATTGTCGAATCCGAACCCGGCGGCCGTGGAGGCCACCTCGATCTGGACACTGGACCCCAGGCCACCGCCCGCACGCTGGGACGTGATCGTGATCTCGCCGGTCACCTCTTCCGTGACCACCACGCCAGTGACGGGGTTGACCACGCCCGCCTCGATCAGTGCCTTGGCCTCCGCGAATGTCACGGAGTCGATGTTTTGGACGTTGCCACCGCCCACGGCGGCCGGGCCTGTCACGTGCCCGATCTTGGCGGCCACGCCAGGGGGGGCCTCCGCGCTGATCTGCACCCGGCCATCCGTCCCCTCCGTGTCCGAAAAGATATCGATCGACACGCCCGGGCCCACGTTGACGGCACGGGCACCGGCCACGGAGGCGTTGATCAGATCCACGGTTTGCTGGATGGTTTCACCACCCGTGAAGGTGACCACCTGGGGATCGGGATCCGCGTCCGTGTAAAACGTGAGGGCGTCCGCCGGGGCCAGGCCACCCACGAAGGGGGCACCCACCAGTTGGGCCGGGGTGCCGTTGAAGGTGATCGTGTCGGGACCACCTAGATCCTCGTCGCAGTGGATCACCAGGGTTTGCCCGTGGTCCAGGTTGAACGGCCCCACACTGCCGCTGGTGACCGCGCCCTGGGTGGGGAGGGTGGTGTTCCCGGCCAGGTTCAGGGTACCCGCCACAGCCGTGGTGGTGGTGTAATCGTCCGGGTCCGTGAAGTGGGTAACCCGGGTTATGTACACCCTCTTGAGGCCACGCGGTGCCCGCATGATCGCCCACACCGTCACGGGCAGGTATGACGTGGTGATCAGGCCACCGTACACCTTCTTGAAACCGGACCACGCTCCGTATGGCCCCGTGACCTGGCCCACCGGACCCTTGAATGCCACCCCGGTGAGGTGGATCGTGGACGTGGCAACGCCCACCAGGCTTTTCAGGCTGGGTGGGAGCCGTTCGATGATCGTCCTGGACGCGCCTTGCGTTGCACTCATGGTGACCCTCCGGTGTTGCTGGCCCGGCCCTAGTCCTTGGCCTTGGCCTTGCCCGTACCCTTACCCCGGCCCTTCTTGCCGGTGTCCTTGCCGTCCCCCTTGCTGGCGTCCTGTGAGCCCTCACGCGCCTCCTCCGTGGCCTTCGGGGCCGGGGAGGTGTCCTTGGCCCCCTCCTCCTCCGCCGGGGCCTGGGGGGCATCCTCGACGGTCACAGGGGACACGCTGATCATGCCCGCCCGATGGAGGCCCACGATCTGATCCGCGTTGGCCGCTGCCCGTGGGAGGGTGGCCTCCTCCTTGGGCATCAGGCAAAAGGAGGTGGGTACCTGGCGCACGTCCTTGACAAACGATTTCACCAGCCCCTCGTCCCCCTTTTTCCACACCGTGCGGGCCCGGATCATTTCCACCTGTTTGCCCCAGGTGTTCATGATCGTGAGGGGCCCGGGCGTCCTGTTGACGATCTTAACGTGGGTGTGCATTCCGGCCTCCGGTCACGGTTCCAGGATCGTGGTTTCACGTTCCGGCCCGGTCCGATCGACATTGGCCCAGGCGTGTACCAGGGCCTCCTCCAGCGGATACAGTCGATCGGTGATTTCTGGCGTTTCGATTGGCACCGGGCCTAGCCTCACAGTGAACGCCGCTTGGGACGTTCCAATACCAGCATTAAACACAAACTCAGGAGCCGGGTCAAGGTAGTGACGGAGGACGATCCGATCTGTGGACCCTGGCCCCTTGGGCACACGCACCTGGCGCACACGCTGTCCGAAACGCATCAATGTTTCCGTCAGGGATAGGGTTTCGTCCACGTTTTCCGACAGGGGGAGGAGGGACAATCTCAGCCACAGGTACTGTGTGCGGAGGTACACCTCCTCCTGGCCCTCCGTCCGATCCCGGTCCGGATCGTACGGGGTATGGGGCTGGATATCCGCGCCCACGTCCGCGATCCCAACTGCCGGGAGATCAATGTCGTAATGAACGATCACGCCCTGGGGGTGATAGTCCGTGTGCGATGCAATCCCGATCGGAATGTCCCGGAGGGTCACCTTCAACAGGCGGAGGTACTCACGGAGGACGCGCACCAGGAGGCCCCACTGCCCGGTGTCACCAGGCAAGTGATCGTCCGGCCGGTACGTGACAGCATCCACCAGCGTGGCCACCTCACCAGGCACCGGGGTTCCGTCCGCCTGGAGGTTGTACACTCGCACGTCCCCGGTCCATGGACTTGCCTTGTGATCGCCCATGTAGTGAAACGCGGTGCAACGGATCTCCGTGTCCGTGATCACCCCGATGTGATCCGCCAGGAATTCCTCCCCGTTGAAAACAAACATCACGGCCACGCCAGCGTTGGGAAACGGGATATCAGGCCACAGGTTGAAATTGGTACCTGTGATGATCACCTGTTCCCGCGTGGTGGCGATCAGGTTGCTGGGTGTCACGGTGGTGATCGTTGGTACCGCCATGTGTCCTCCTCACAGATCCGCCTGGAGGTGAGCTTGGATCCTACTGTCCAGGCCGTCCCCCCACAGTTCCGTGGACGGCCCGATGTTGGGACGTGGAGGAATGATCCAGATCGACGTGCCACGGGACCGTCCGCGCTGTTTCTGTTGCGCCAGCATGGCACGCGCCTGGGGGGTATTGCTCTTGCTGATTGCCCCCCAAAACCATGCCTTCTGTTTCATCGTGGGACGGATCACCGCGCCATATTCATGGATCAAGGCAATGTTGATCATGGACCCGCCGCCACCCTTGCGCCTGGTGCCACGCGGGATCCCGATGAATAGCTCCCCCCAGGAATCACCCCTGGGTGGCATGACCTGGATCGCCTTACGTTCCTGTCCTGTGGCGATCAACGCCTTGGTGCCCTTGACCCGTCCACCCTTCTGTTTCATTTCCTCCGATCGACGCAACGCGATCGTGGCCTTGGACAGCTTGGCCCACCGTTTCCTGGTGCCCCCCTTCTGGAGGCGGAATGACTGCACCATGATCGACCGGAGCCCCTGGGCCTCCTTGCGGATCGCTTGCCGCAGTGCCTTGGTTTTCGACTTGGGATCCAAAGCCGCCAACACGGCACGCATGGCCAGCGGATCCATTTTCATGCCTGACGGCACTAGATGGGCTCCGTTTTCTTGGTGCAGAAAAACAGGAAAAGGTCACGCCTCCCGCTGAATCCCCAGGACGCGGATCGAACCTCATCGATCCACAGGGTGTGGTTGCCCTCGAAACGATCCATGATTTCCGAACGCCTGGGGTGTTGCAATTCACGGACACGATCACCAACCTGGATCACGCATGAGCCGTCCGCGTTCACGTACCCGCGCCGTTTCAGATCCCGGACGTGTGCCACCAGCACCAGATCGAAATCCGGAATGTCCCCCGCCTCCGTCATCCTTTTGAGGGCCTCCAGGTCCATTTCAACCTGGGCCAGAAACTTGCGCTCCGTGGTCTGGATCGCGGTGCGCCGTTCCCCGGTTCCCGGATCACGGTACACGGCTGGCTGTTCCAGGAGGTCATCAAAGCCCCCGGTGTCCTCCCCCGGAGGATCGAAGGTCCGTGTTGCCGCGCTGTCCACCGCGTCCACGATCGCCATGACCGGGTTGTGAAGAGGTACCCACATCAGATCGCCGCGATTCCCATGGGGCGTTGATAGGTCATCAGTAACAGATCGATTTCAGGATCCCCGGTCCACATCCCGATCCCCGTGGAACCCGCCAGGCGTTCCGTCCACGGCCACGCCTTTTTCCAGGACTGATCCCGGGTCTTTTCATCCGTGAGGCGTCCACGGTCCATGATCTCATTTAGATCCCCGTGGCTGTACGCGGGCCACACAACCCGCAACGTGAGGAGACGGCACAGCCTCCGGATCGCTTCCGGGGTGACCCCCTCCGGGTCCACGCCAGTGGGATCCGGATCGGTGTATCCGAACCTTCCCACCACCTTGATATTTTGCTGGCCACGTGGCCACGCCATGAACGTGGGGCCCCCGCCGTAAAACCGCTCCTTGTACACGATCCCGTCCAGGGATAGCGGGCCAGCCTGTTGATACTCGATCCGTGAGTTGCGCCGATCGTCCGGGCCGTTGTCCTGGAGGTGTCGGTTGTACACCACATAATCCCCGGGATCGTACGTGTGCGTGACATTGCCCTGGGCGTCGAGTTTTTCCACGGATGTGATGGCCACGATCGGGGCAGGGAAATAAAGCGATCTCGAATCGCCAGGGCCGTCCAGAAGGTACGTTTGATCCCTGGGTTCAAACCACCAGTTTGTCCAGCGGTCGATCAGCGCGGAGGCAACCTCGATCATGGCCAGCACGCGGGCATCCGTGGGGCCGTCCCCCGCTGGAGGCGGTAGTGGGAGGCCCTCTTCTGTCCTGATCTGATCGAGCGTGCAATAACCCATGGCCAACCTCCATGGGCATACTATCCCGCCGGGAGGGCGGGCGTCAATTCAATGGTGTGGATGAACTGGTGGGACCGCGCCTGATGCTATTCCGCAAACGCGGTGTAGGTCACCACACAGTCCACGCCCAGGGCACCGCTGATGTTCAGCGTGCATCCGTTCACGGTGATCGCCGTGGGGTACACGTTGACATTCTGCCCCTGGGCCGTGGCCACCACGCGCACCGTGGCACCGGCCAGGAACGGTTCCGGGAACACCACCGCCACGGACGTTCCCGGGGTGACCACGGTACCGGATCCCATCCTCACGCCACCGCCAGCGCGGAGGGCGTTCAGCATTTGATCCAGGTCCGGGTAATCATCGGGCTCCCTCGTGATGTGCTTCTGTCCCGCGAAGTAATTGCCCGGGAGATCCTCGTCTGGAAAATTCTTTCCACCGGCCATGTCATGCCTCCTTTACCGGATCGCCCGGCGGTTACTTCTGTACCAGCCCGATCGCCGTGATCAGGGCGTGGTTGACGGTAACGGCCGTCACACCGTCATCCTGCACTTGCAGTTCCACGTTGATGGCCCCGGCCGTGATGGCCGCCTGGAGGCCGTTCACCGCCGCGGCCAGTGCGGCCTGGGTGGCCAGGAGATCCACGGACACCGCGCCCATGGCATTGCCGTCGATCACCAGGCGGAAGTTGGGGGCCACGGCCACGGCCGCAGCGGCCTCCGCGTCGAGTGAGGCCACCGCCATGATCGTGCCGTCCACGGACATGGGCACCACTGCCGTGTCCACGGTTTCCCACGCGCCTCCACCGGCACTTGTGAACGGGGCCGCCAGTTCCTTGTGGACCGAATCCAGTTCGGTTCCACGGAGGGCCACGCCGACACCTCCCACCGTTGCGGCACTCGTGAACGTCCCGGTATCGCCCGAAACGTCTCCCGTGGCGTCCACGTCCACGCACTCCACGTTGGTGGTGGCCACCAGCTTGGCGGCGGAGGTCACGTCCCCCACCGTGCTGTCCACGGTTCCCGCTTGCGCGGAGGTTGCTACCTCCAGATCGTCACACTTGAAAGGATCGGCCATGTCTCGCCTCCTGTTGTGAATGCGCCCCCATACTATCGGGGCCCGGGGTGATCAGTCAAGGTTCTAAAAACCCTACACCACTAATCGATCTCGCACGACTTCAATCCAGCACCAGTGCGAACCACGATCCATCGCTGCCCATCGTACCGGCACGGACAGCCCATGCTAGTGCAGTAGATTGCGGCTCCCTCCTCCGGGGTACCGTTGGCCGATTCGTACGCCCCGCAATCCGTGTATTCCGCCAAGGCCATGCGTTGCTTGATCAGGGCCCCGTAATCAACCCTTAAAATTGCATCCCACATTGGCATGTGTAATCCTCCTAGGGAACCACCGTTCCGGTTGCGTCCACCCATTGGCCTCCGGCAGTCCTCCACAGCGGAAGGCCCACACCGGCCACCCCAAGATCCCTGGCCAGGAATAGAAAGCCCTCCGGTGCGTTCGCTGGCCGCTGATCTGGCACCGTGGTTCCCGCCATACACAATCCCGTAAATAGCTGAAACAGCGGGCCAGCAACAAGCCAATTACTGTATGGCACCGTTGCTCCCATGCCATCCATGCTCACGTCACCTATGAACAATGGACTGCCCGCATCCGTCTCCACAGCAAGCCCACTGTACCCTCCGAATGTCTGAACCTTGGCCAGCACGCCGAACGCACCGTTTCTGCCCCGGTACCCGCTCGCCGCCTCACCTAGCAGACTTTCCATGCAAATGAAAAATCCACCGTCGTTGTCCACCACGCGCCCAGCTACAGGATCCGCCGACACGTTGAACGGGCCCCCGACAAGCGCCAGGCCACCTGGGCCAATGGACAGCCCCGTGGCCGCATCACCACCACCGCCACCCAGAAACATGATCACGCCGCCGTCCTCGACATGGATCGCTGGTGCTCCACCAGCACTCCCATCCACCCCAGCATATATGCAGATCAAATTGGCATCCGGGATCAAATGCTCTGCCAAAAGCCCCCTGCACCCAGCCATTCCCTGGATGTACGAATCCTTGACGAATGACTCAAAGGTGTGAGCACCAAGACCATCATCCGTCACGTACAGGGCCGCATGGGATGGATCCCCGGAATCAGCCAGGATCCGCACCCCGCTAATACTGGCGTCCGCTGGTGCCATTCGCACAGCGTGTCCGGCATCGTATCGGATCTCCCCACCAAACCCCGATGGGCCGAATCCACCACGTGATGCGGCCAAAATAAAATGCCGTCGTAGATCGACTTGTTTCCCAGCAAAGTGGCCATTGCAAAGCAACGTGTACCTCTTCGCAGGTCCCTCATCCGTGATTGCAGCAAGGGCATCCGCGGGGTGGAGGAAATCGCCGTGCCCGTCCGGGTCACAGAGGATTTGCGTGCTACCACCAGCGATCACACGCATCAGATCCTTTTGCTTGTATCGGATGTCATCAGCAACGAATGGCGAGGCCATCAGTCGATCTCCGACAACTGCCCATGCAGTTCAGCAGGACCGACAGCTCCACCTTCCGCCCTCGCCCACAGCTCCCTGTACATGGGCAACTCGAAATCGATCGCCTCCGGTGGGATCACCATGGCCGCGGTCCCGATGTTGTCCCACGCAATCTCCGCCCGCAAGCCAGCGGATCCAACAAGCGATCCACTCCGGACGCGATCCTTCTTGTCCACCACCTTGCTCCACGCTGCACCCAACGCAGTTTCACTGATGTTCACTGGGATCGCCATGGTCTTACCTCCTGTCCCATGGACGTACAAGAACCTTCCACGCGCCGATCCCCGTCACATCAGTGACACCAACGATCTTCGCATAGAACCTGCACCCGCCCACGGGTAGCACAACCAGTTGTCCAGGGGCCACGCTCATGATCGTGTCCGCCGTGTTCCATTCGAGCGCAACGGGATCCCACAACAGCACCTGGAGATCCAACGTGGGCGTGGGTCCACCACCCGTGCGCGTCCAGGAGGCGATCACACTTGCCCACCCCGCACCATCACACGCTGGTGTTGCGTCCACGGGTGGCGCGGGATCCACTGCCGGTTCGCCACTCCCACCACGGTGCTCCGTGGGCATCGGTTCCTTCACCAAGTGCATGACCGCGTTGTCCAGTACGTTGCTCAGGTACGGCATTTCAAACCTCCAGGTAATCCTCGCACGATAGCATGGCCCCGTCCACCACGCAGTTCAAACGCACGTACTCGGCCGTGTCCCCCACGTACACCCGCACCGCGCGCCGCCCGCGCACATTGCGGATCGTGTACACCCACACCGGGCCTGTGCGCTTGCCTTCCAATACCTCAAGTGGCGCGTCATCCTCCGGGTACACGATGCGGAGGACAGTCGCAAAGTGCAACAGCCCATTGGATTCCCGCTCACTAAACACCCGCGGGCCAACGTGTTCCCATTCGCTTCCCGGATCATCCCTCCGCTGAACCTGGGGCACCTTCCTGCCGCCAATCACAAGCACCGTTCCCCGCACCTCCGGGTCCAACTCGCACGCGGAGAATTCCTCCGTACGCAATCCCTGGCGCACCTGCTCCGCGCACGTGCATGGCCGCCGCTGTTCGATCACCAAGTGCAGGATCTCCGGGGCTGTTTCTGTCACACCCGCACACGGAACCGCAAACATGAACACCAGAAGGGTGGTTGGACATTTCATTGTTCCGCTCCGTGCCAATCGATCGATCCGGCCAGCCGCGCCTTCAGGTCCGCCATGTGATTCCACACCTTACCAACCGACCATCCCACCGTGCGTGCAATCTCCGTGTACGGTTTCCCCTGCAACAGATCCAAAAACGCCTCCCTGTGATCCGCTGGCATCCGTGCGATCATCGCATCAATCCTGTCCACATTCCGTGCCGCTTCAAATATCCGCTCAGGGGACAGGTGATCCAGGATCGCCTCCTCGTATTCGGCCAGTTCCTCCAGCGCGGGGATCTCCCGTTGCAGTCTGCGGGATCGTTTCTGCCGGTTCTCCATGCCCTTCCACCCCACAGCGCCACCCAGGAACGAACGCGGGTACTGAATGCCATCCTCCTGGGACTTCAGCAGCGCCACCAGTACAGCCTCTTGCACCACGTCCTCCGCATCACACGCTCCCACCAGTGCTGTCGCACGGCGCAACAGGTACATGCGTTGATCCCGGTACGCTTCCCCTATCCGCGCCGCCGTGCTCATTTCCATTCACTCTTGGGCACACATGCCGCTGGGCCACCCGTTTCCGCATCTACAACATTCGGCGGGATCACGCACTGATAGTTGTCCACCCAATCCGGCATCCCAGTTTGATCCCACCACGCCTCACTTTGCGCGTCCGTGGGGACGGCCGCGTTGTACAACATTCCAACCGGCGCATGATCAAAAAACGGCGCGGTGAATGTCACCGACCATGGGCCGGTCCCTGTGATTCCCGCCACGGTTGCATTCCTCGCACTAGCCTTCGCCTCGATCAACATCCCAACTAAAAGATCCCATGGAGGATATCCGATAGGATCGTCAATGATCGCCACACGCGATAGATTATGAATGCAACAATCATCAAGATCCGCGCTAGCGGCCGGTGTCACGTCCAGATAGTTCGGAGCTCGGGCTGACACGGCCCGCTCCTCGTCCGCGGTTAGCGCACAGGTGGCCTGACAATCCTCGAGGAGCACGGTGTCCCCGGCCACCCATTGATCTGCGGACGTGTAACCGTTGATGTAGAATCGGGTGGTTGTGCTGTTGCTACTATTTTTTTCGATCGAGTATCCCGGTGTGCCAGGAACCCGCCAGCACCCGGCCTCATGGTACGTGCTGGTGTGGATCTCCAACAACCGCACCACTCCGTTGTCCACCACCTGTGGCGTGGAAACACGCAAACACCCGGCACGGCGGCTGGCCTTGCATTCCTGGTAATCAGCGGCGGAATAATCCGTGTGACAATCCCCCGTGGGCCCACACCTATACCCTGGTGACGGGGTGCAGGATTCTAGCGTGGTCCAAGCCGTCTCCGCGGGCCAGCACCAGTCCGGGCACCCGCATCCGTGCAAATAGATCCCCCCCACCGCGTCAATCCCGTCCGGCACGTCCCAGGCATCAGCCCAGGTTGGTGAGGTGGTGTCCACAAAGATCGAATGACTCACGGTGGTGATCTTCGCGCCCAGCTTTGCCTCCGCAATGATCGTGTGGGTCCCCTCCGGTATGATTGCACCGGGCACAGTCCATTCCCCATCCGATCCAGCGGTGGTGGTACCGATCAATGTGGCGCGATTGTTCCGGTACAGTGTGACCACGGCACCAGGATCCGCCCGGCCCGTGAAATCCCGCGTGTCCAAATCACTGCCCTCTGGACACGGAACCACAGGCGGAACACACACCGTAGTCCCCGCGTCATTCATGGAGGACAACCCGGCATTCTCCGGTGGCCAGTCGATCGCAAATCCAACCGCATCACCATTTTTCAGCATGTGGTACGCGGTGATCCCCCCCCCAATCGAAACACTCAGCGCCACTGCCCCGATCACGTACGCCTTGATCTTTCCGGATTGTGCCACATCCACCTCCAGCGGATCGTGGCGAGGTTATCACAGGCCGATCAGATCAATCAACCATGGCTGGCCCATGCGAATGGCCGCGGTAGCGTATGACCGCTTGGCCATGGCCTCCACCTGGCGGACCCGCTCACGGGTGATCCCCCACATCACCCCGATCTGATGCAACGTGTACGGTCCCCGTTTCATCACCAGATCCAGGGCGCACGTGTCCCCCATCTTGGACAGGTGCCGGATCACATCACGGTCCTCCAGCTTGGGAAACTTCCGGGGTGGCACCTTCATGGCCCGCCGGATCGCTTCCCACACCAGGTGGTACCGGCAACCAACCCATGGGCACGGCCGTGGGCCGTTTTCGCATTCGCCCCATGTTCGGGGGCGGAGGGCCTGTGCAATTTCGGCCGTGATGGGGCCCAGGGGACACGTGGATGGCTTGGAATCCAAAACGAGGGCCAGGGCCCGGGCCCGCACTTCCGCGGGCTCACGGCCCAGCCTGTACGCCAGGTCATCCACGGGAACGGTGCCCAGGTGGCTGGCCAACACCGCCACCTCCTCCGTACCCCATGGACCGCCACCCATGATCCCAGCCTACACCGGGATCATGGGGATTGCCACGTCAACGGATCGGACTGCGGGGAGGGATCTTGCGCGTCGAGTACACCAGCGATTTCAACCGGCGGAGGTGGGCATCGAACTGGGCCATTTCCGAATTGGCAAACTGGTTGGCCACGTCCTGGGCCTTGCCGTCCGGATCCGCGAACTTGTACCAGTGACGGCCCCTCCTCCCATCCTTTAAACCGCACCCCAGCAATTCAAACCCACGCACGCGCAACCACGCGGCGATGGACAGATCGCTGGTGTGGAATTCACCCTGGGAGGGATTGTCGGCCACCGGCTGGTTACCGCTTCCGCTTGGCCGTGGCCTTCTTGGCCTTGGCCTTGGGCTTGGCCTTCTTGCTGGCCTTGGGCTTGGCCTTGGGCTTCCGCTTCCGGCGGGGAGGTTCCGGTTCCGGATCCTCGTCCTCCTCCACGTCCGCGTCCAGGTCCGGATCCGTCAGGTCGATTTCCGGTTTCCCGGCCAGGGCCGCGGGCTTGGGCGGGGCCAGATCGCCAGTGGTCAGGGCCGTGGCCATGTCCACCGCGTCCTCCGGTTTCTTGCCCCGTTGCCGTTCCAGCTCCTCCCGGCGGAGGAGGGCCTTGGCGTCCTTGGCGTCCTTGCACACGTCGAATGCCAGGGGGCTGTGGGGCTTGTTTTCCCGCTCACGGACCGTGGACAGGTAATCGGCCATGACCTTGGGAACCTCGTACCATTTCCCCGCGTCGAAACGTGCCGGGAGCTTGCGGCCGACGTTGACCGCGTACGCCTTCAACACGTACCCCGCACGGGGATCGTACGGCTTCAACCGCACGTGCCTGGTTTCTGAACTCATGGTGGGGCCTCCTTAACTGGGGCGGGGCTCATGGCCCCGCCGGGGTTGCCGTTGGCGTTGGAGTCCTAGTAGGACAGCACCGTGAGGCGGACCACTTCACCGTCCATGGCGGCGGCGGTGGTCAGGTCCACCAGCGGGTTGGTGGCCCCGCCGGACTCCAGGATCACCAGCTTGCTGTTGGCCTTGTCGTACACGGGCACGTACCCCGTGCCCACGTGCGGGGGAGCCAGCACCTCCAGGACCGTTGCCCCGTGGGGCAGATAGTCCGTGAGGTCCAGGGGCCAGCCTCCGCCGGGATAGGCGTTGTCCAGGGTCACGTCCACGAAATCCACGAAGGTGGGGGCGGAAGGATCCTTGCCAGCCCTCGCCGCGTTGGTTGCACTGATCGCCATGTCGATCCTCCTTGCTAGTTCGCCAGGGTGGTACCCGTGAGGGTATCAGGCCACGTTGATCCCGATGGCCTTGACCGCCGCGGTTTCCTCCGCCAGGACGAATCCCATGCGGAGGGTCACCACGATGATCAGCACGCCCGCGCTGATGTTCTTGGCCGTCTCGATCTGGATCTGCCTCCAGAATCCCACCTGAAGGTTTTTCGGATCGATCAGCACCGCGTTGGTGTATGTGCCGGGGGCCAGCGTCTCCGGGAACTTGGACACCGGAACGTGGGGGACACCGTACGTGACGATCGGGCGGTTGCCCTTGAAGGTGTCATCCCCCAGGTTGGTGGCCCGCTCCGCGATCAGGTCACGGTAATCCGTGTCCGCGTCCTGGGAATAGAACACGCGCATTGCCGCCCGGTCCTGGAGGAACTCGGTGGGCATCAGCTTCAACATGGACTTGGTGACCGCCTTGGAGTACGCCAGGCCGCCGTGGTTGTACACATACGTGGTGATGGCGTTCAGAAGGCCATCGAACTGGGCATAGAACGGATCGGCCGATCCGGTGTCCCCGTTGATCAGCAGATCCTCCAGGTCCAGGGCCACCCGCTCCGCGATCAGTTGGATCAGGGTGTCCTTGAAGTTGGCCTGTTCGATGTTGTCCTCCAGCACCTCCGACGACAGGCGAACCTCCGCCCGCATCAGGTGGGTGTCCAGTTGGACCTGGGACAGATCCGGCTTGGACCGTTCCCCCACGGGGAGGGCCTGGGATTCCGTGCCCGCACGGAGGATCCTGGAACCGAACCTGATCTTGTCGATCAGGAGACTGGGCCTCTTCATGGGGACAACGGAGGTCATGGGCAGGATGACCGATCGATCGATCGCCAGCCGCATGAACCGCCGCGCCTGTTCGGGTTGCAGCAGACCGCCTCCGGTGAGGAGGTCATTCAGTACCATGTCCGCCTTGCGGATCACTTCCGCGTTTGTCATGTGGGGTACCTCCCTGGTGTACTTCCGCGTTCCTTGCGTGTTCTACCCAGGGCAGGTTTTACTTGCGGTTAACTGGTGGCCCTGGCGGCCGTGTGGTGGTTGCTCTTGATCCTTGTATCAGGTTGTTTCCCCCCTGGCAACCTTCTGGCGGTACTCGGAGGCGTTCATGTCCAGGGGCCAGCCTTCATCCGACTGGGATCCCTTGGCCACGGGTCCGGCCTGGTGGCCGTCCGGCTGGGCACTCGACGGGGGCGGAACCGTGGCGGCCTCCTGTTCGGCCTTGGCCAGCTTTTCCCGCAGTGCCTTGACCTCCTCCGCCTTGTCCGCGATCGACTTTTCGAGGGTGGCCAGCGTCTCCTTGGCCGGTGGCTGGGCCGCGTCCGGGTACTCACCCACCGGACTGTCAGGCCAGGTGAACGATCCACCCGCGTTGTCCTTGGGCACTTCCGGGAGGCCCATGTCCTCCACCAGCCGCTTGTGGAGGGCGTCCGCCTTGCCCTGTTCCGCCGCGGGCAGGAGGGCCCGGTACAGGTTGAACAGTTGCTCCAGTTCCTTGGCGATCTTGTCCAGGGCACCCTGGAACATGGACAGGTTGCGGCCGCTCATCTTGCGCCCCACCTTGGCCAGCGTGTCCGGCAGTTCACCGGCCGCCATGGCCGCCATGTCCTCCTCCGTGAGGGCATCCACGATCCCAGCGTCCTGTCCCGTGCTGGGTGCATCCGTTGGCGCGTTTCCGCTGTCCGCCTTGCTTGCGGAAGCCTTGGACACGTTGGCCACCAGCGCAACGTCCTCCACCCTCCACCCCATGCTCCGGAGGGTGCGGATCTTCCCCTGGAGATCCTCCAGGTCCATGGAGGCCGCGTTGCCCGCGATATCGGACGCCACGCCCTTGATCGCGTCGATCTTTTCCTTCAGTAGCTGGGCGTGTAGCTTGGCCACCTTAGACACATCGATCGTGTCCCCGGCCGCCTTGCTCACGTTGACCACTTCCGCAACGTCCTCCAGTTTCCATCCCAGTTCGGACATGGCGCGGATCTTGGCGTTCAGTTCCTCCAGATCCATGCCTTCCGCCTTGGCGATTTCGTCCGCCAAGGCTGAGATTGCGTCCACGTGTTCCTGGAGGAGCTTCGCGTGTAACTCGGCCGCCTTGCGGATATCTACCTCCTCCGCGCCTTCGGACTTGGACATGGTGGACTTGGCCTGTGCCGCGGAGGCAGTCCCGGCACCATCACCCTCCACCTGTGCATCACCCGCCGTGTCACTTGCCGTGGCGTCCCCTTCCGCTTGGCCCATGATCGCCGCGCTCAGTTCACCCAGCGATCCCTTGGCGGCCTTGACCTCTTCCGTGAGGCTGTCCGGGATCGCACCGCCCTCCTTGACCTCCTTGGCACCCACGATCTGGTTGTGGATGTGGAGGGCCTGTTCCACCAGCCTGTGGGCCAGCGGTGCCAGTTCCTGTTTCCGCGCCGCTGGAAGATCGATCCCCTTGGCCACGTCACCATCCTGGCCAGCGTCCTGTCCCGGGTCCGTGTCCGTGTCCGTGCCCTGATCCTTTTCCAGCACCAGTGTTCCGTCCTGGGATTCCTTCAACTCTGCACCTGGCATGGTGTCCTCCCGCTTGGCGAAAAGGAATTTTCGCTTGTTGGCGGCGCGATCAACAAGGCTCACCTCCTGAATGCTCATGGAGGTGAGGCGGTACGTCCCGTCCTTGCCCTTCTCGATCTTCAACGCCGTTGCGCTCATGGCCTTATCCTACACGTGTCCGGATTCCCGATCCACCCACGGAAAACCCGGTCAACTGACCGGCCCGCACCGCGGCCTTCAACTCGGGGTCCAACACCTCGCATTTCATCATCCAGGTACCCTTGGGGATCGTGCGATCCTGTCCGCCTTGATCTTTCAAGGTCACGTCCATGGGCATCAGGTAATTTTCCAGGAGGGTGATCTTGCCGTCAATGAACTGGCTGTGCATGAGGCCGTGGCGGTGTCCATGACGCATGAAACTGTAACACGCCTCCTCCACATCCTGCACCGTGTACGTGTCACCTTGACTGTCCTCGCCTTCCGTTGTCCCGATGTTGGGCACCAGCACCTCCCCGAACACGAAACAACGATCGCTTGCGCCTTGGCCGTCCTGATCAGCCTTTACGATTTTTAACAGGTTGCCGATCACCGTGTCAACGTACTTGTTGAATTCGGCGGGGCGGAGGAGGTCCAGCACCTGGGCCGGTGTGAACGGGACAAGCTGATCTGCCCCGGCCTTGACGATCGAACCTCCACAGCGGAGGTGTTGCTTCCCCTCCGCGTCCCGCTTGTACGTCACGTCCAGCACGTTGACCGCGATCACGTCCCCGGCACTCACGCCAGCGTCCGCTCCGACCGCTCCGATCGCCACGTACGATTCCCCTCCGACCTCCACCACGTTGGACCACATGACAGGATCAGGGACAGGGCCCACGGCCATGTCCATGGATCCCTCCGCGCCCTCGATCGCCTTGGCCGCGATCTGGCGTTCCTCCACCTTGGGTTCCTCGACGGGATCCTCCTTGTCCACCTGTGGCGTGGAACCCTCGACGCGGGACCACATCCATTGATCGGATCCTTCCTCCTCCTGTTCCAGCGTGAACACGCCCCGCAGCTTGTCCCCGCGGAGGCGCAACTGAACGCGCCCAGGGCCATCCTCCAGGATCGTGGCGGTGCCCTTGTCCAGCCTGGTGATCACGGACGGTGTGGCCTTGGTGTTGTTAAACACGTCCCCGCCGTACGCCTTGCCGGGTTCGATCTCACCCTCCAGATCCCACAGGGCGTTGCCCTTCAACGGTTTCATGATCGCGGATACGGTGCCCGTTTCATCCGGATCGGACTGCAATTCAAACTGGACCGGATGGCCCTTGCGTTCCAGCCCGAACCTCCACACCTCCCTGGACGGTCCGGTGCGCGTGACCTGTTGGCCTTTCCACACCTGGTGAACCATCACCCATGGTGCGCGTTCCGGTTGCTTCACCACATCCCGGGCCTCCATGCCATCCGGGATATACAGGTGATATTTCCGGGTGCTGTCCACGCGGGCAAACTGCCCGTTGACGATCTTCACGTTGTCCTTGGTGAAAAAACGGGCGTCCACCAGGGCGTCCCGGATCTTGCGGGCCTCCTCCCCCTTGTGTTCCCAGTACCTGAATTCCTTGGGCGTGACCCGTTCCAGGCTCACGGGGATCCATGAGTACCCATCCGGGGGCATGGACTTGGTGTTGACCGCCCGCCGATCCAGCACGGAGGGGAGGAATTCCTTGGACATGATGGCACGCCAGAATGGCTGATCCGACTGGCTTGACTGGGGCAACTGCCGGAACATGAGCCTCCCGATCAGCTTGTCCCCGCCCGTCAGGAAATATTCATGGAACCATGCCTTCTGCACCCCCAGTTCCACAAATTCAGGACCACCCGGAACCTCCACGATGATCCCCGGGAGGTTGGTGGTGGCACCCACCTCCCCAGGTTCGATGTGTTCCCCGGTCACGTGCAACCACTCGACGGGTTGCCGTTTCTTGGGCGTGGCCTGGATCCCCTCCGGGGCCACCATGTCCTTGTTGTACCGGCCACCGTCCGCGTTGAACGTGCGGGCCAGGTCACGCGCATTGGCCACGGTGTCCGCCTCCGGAACGCCCGGCTTTTGAAGGAGGAGGGTCCATCCCACCAGGAAATCAGATCCCACCTTGAACCGGAGATCCCCGTGGAGGGTTTTCCCACGCCAGTGATACTGGAACACGGCCTGGCGGGGACCGCGTTTCGGGGGCATATCCAGGAGGGGATCGCCCGCCTTTTCCACCGCCCGCATTTCGATCAGGTCATGCCGATCGCGTGGCACCAACACCAGGTCAAAAGCCTCCACATGATCCGTGAACGGTCCGCCCAGTTCCGGATCGTGGAGGAAACTCAGCCGCTGTGAAATCGTGGCTGGGAACGATCGGCCCAGGCGGAATTCAACCACCTTGCGGAGCCCGTCATCCATGGGGCCCTGGATCAACACGTCCACATCATTGCGCGTGGCCCCCTGGTTGCACACCGATCCAGTGACGGTCACCACCCCGCGCCTCAACACGATCGGTTTCCGCATACCGTCCAGCACCTGGGCCAGTGTGATCGGCGGGAGGGTGTTTCCGCTTCCGGCCTTGATCTCGGCCGTGGCACGCGCCTGTTTCTGTTTCGCGCCCTCCAGTGCGCCCAGTTCCGCGTCCAGTGCGCCCGGCAGTTCCGGGAGGTCCGTCCCGCGCCGCTCGATCTCTTGCCTGGTGAACAGGATCGCGTTGATCAGATCCTCACGTCCTGGCACCTTGCTGTTGCCCTGGTACCGTTCCTCCCAGTCCGCCACCAGTTCATCATGCACCACCAGGAGGGGACGCTGATCCATGGTGCGGAGGTCCGTTGGATCGGGGAGGTCCGCCTTGGTGACGGCCGCGGCCTCCAGGTCCAGGCCGGAAGCAAACCGCCTCCCTGGAGGTGCCTCCCGCAGTTCCACCGGAGGATCGAGGGCCCGCACCAACTGGATCGGGATGTACCAGGGCGTGTCACCCGTCCGATCCTTCCATTCCGCCCGCGTGAAGCTATCCAGCGGGAGGCTGGCCAGATCCGCGTGGTCCACCTGGCGGGGCTCACCCGTCCGGACGATCGCCCAGGCATACGGCTGGGCGTACACCTCCGGGGTGCCCTCCTTCATCCCCTTTTCATTCACCAGGTACTGATCCCGGCCCTGACGTGCGGACCGGGGCCTCCCGGACAGGAATCCGGCCTCCTTGTCCGCGGTCAACCGCTTGACCACCCACAGGGGATCCGGGAGCTTCAATGCGGGGAGGGCGGCCTTGGCGTACCGCACGGCCGGGGCCAGGGCCTCCAGGTAATCCGCACGGGCCTCCATGTCATCCTGGAGGGGGCCCGGTGGGAGGTGCTGGGCCAGTTTCCGCACGGTGGGCCCCAGGTGGTCCACCAGGGCCGTGAAATCTGAAACCGGGGCCCTTGTACCCCCCTGGACTGCGATCGATTTCAGGGCGTCCTGGAGGCCCTGGGATGCCCGGGGCATGACCGCCAGGAGGGCTCCCGTGGCCGGGCCCACGTGACCACCCACCTCGCCCATGAACGCGCCCACACCTTGAACCCATGAGCGGGCCCCACGCTTGGCCTCCCGGATGGCCTCGACGGCCTCCGCCGTGAGGGGAACCACGGGGGCGTCCAGGCTCACCTTAAACACCTCCCCGTATTCCATGGACGCCTGGACCGCCAGCGGGACACGTTCCACCAGCGGGCTGAACTCGACGGGCCATACCGTGACCTCTTCCGCGTCCGGCCACCGCTTGGCCATGCCCTGGGCCTTGTACCCGTGGTCCAGCTTGAACGCCTCCTCCGCGGGGGCCGCCCGGGACTCCCCAGGCGTCACGGTCCCCACCACGGAGGCGGCGTCCACCACCAGGTACGTGGTGTCCGGCTGGTACATGGACGGGTCAGGGTTCAGCAACACCAAACCCCGGCCTTCGGCCAGTCGTTTGATCAGCTTGCTGGGTAGAAAAACACCGTGGGTGGGAACTTGATCGGCGGGCATCACCTTGGCCTCCTGGCGGGCCACCGCCAGGGGACCGTGCAACGGTGGCCGCGCTTAACTGGGGTTACTTGCTGTCCGTGCTGGCGTCCGCGTCCGCGGGCTGGGCCGGGGGCTGGGCCACGTTGTCATCACAGATCGCGCCCGGCCTCCGGTTCACCACGTCCACGTCACCCTTGGCGATCGACGTGGGATCCGCGCCCATGTCGAGGGGCCACGCGCCGTCATCCACGGGATCCGCGAATGCACCGGCCCCGTCCCCGTCACCCTTGGACACGTCCTCCCCGGCCGGGGGATCGCCACCGTCCTGGGAATCGCTGTTGTCCGCGGTGTCCTCGGGATCGCCCTCCCCCTTCATCACGCCCTTGGGCTTGCCGGGGGTTCCGGGGGTCTTGACCGTCTTGGGGGGCGTGGGCTCCTCCGCGCCGCGCATGGGATCCATGTACACCTTGATCTTGATCTTCCCCGCCTCCTGATCCTCGATCGAGCGGACGGAAGCCTTCCGGAATTCCGCCACGGACTCACCCAGGGACTGGGTGCGGAGGGCCTTCATCAGCGGATCGGATTCCGTGAGGATCGCGGCCGTCTCCTCCTCCACCCAGGCGTTGAAGGCGTCCGCGTCCGCGAATTCCCGCGCCACCTTGGGGCTGGGGTACTGGCCCGCCAGGGCCTTGGCGTCCGATGCCAGCCCGGCCAGGGAGGCCACCACCTGTGGGGTGAGCTTCCCGCCCTTGACCTGGGCCATGATCGCCGTGGCCTTGTCCGCGATCGACTTGAGCCCGGCCTCCAGCTTCCCGGCCTTTTCCACGTCCGCGTCCGTGGAGGTGCCGTCCTGGGCGTTGTCCGTGCCCTGGGCGTCCTTGGCCGCCTTGGCCATGAGCTTGCCCTTCCCGCACTTGGGGCACGTGTCGCCGGGCTTGCCGGGGGACGTGGCCCCGCACTGATCGCACGTCAACATGGCCTTGTCCACCTGATCGTTGTCCGTTGTCATGATCCCACCTCCGTGGATGCCTTGGTGTGTACGTGGGAAAACTATCACGCGCATTCCCCGCGTGTCAACGTGCCGTCAGTACCAGCCCGATCGATCCGGGATCTCACCATCCAGCCCGATGGGGGAGGCGGTGTCCGGCGGAACGTCCCCTTCCTTGACCCTCCATTTCCAATCCACGCCCGTGTTGCGCCAGGCCAGCGTGGCCACCTTGTTGAGAAAATCGGGGAACGTGGCCTGGGTGACAGGCAAGAGGGGCCACGCCCCTCCGTTCACGTACACGAAAAATTCCCCGTATTCCTCCAGGACCACGTTGGCCCAGTCCGCCGGACCGTCACCCTTGAAACTCAGCTTTCCACGATCGGACAGCGTGACCTCCATCCGGTCCTTGCCGTCCAGCGTGATCCAGCCTGTTGCAACGATGGCCATTCAGATCCCCCCGCGCAACAGTGAGGTGATATAGAAGAAATGCTCCGGGTCCGCCTCGTACAGTTCCATGGGGTTTTTCCAAAACTGGGCCATGCCTTCGCTGGGGTACTCGACGCCAGGCGGCCACCCATCGTATGTGGCGGACGTGTAATTGATCACGCTGCGGGTTTCAGGATAGTACCAATATTCACCGTTGGGGTTCCACGTTTTCCTGGCACCCGTGGCCTTGATCTTCCGGCTCATGATCGCCCGGCCAAGGTGGTTGGCGTTCGGGTTCATTTCCTGGAGGACGTGCCCACACTCATGGGCCAGATCGTACTGATACCGTTCCCACGCCTCCTCCCCGCCATGGCGATCAGACCACGCCTTCATGGCCAGGTGTTGCCTTCGCTTTACTCGCATCCCCCTGGACAGGCTCCGATCGTACAGCTTGGGCGCGTGGCTTCCCGCGTAGAATCCTCCCACGCCCTGACGCTTGGACCACCACAGCGTCAACCGCTGGTTTTCCGGGTGCCAGGATTCCGCCAGGAGCTTGTCCCCGGCCGCACGCTGGATCCCGCGTTCCGCGATCGTGTCCGCGTCCACCCAAGAATTGACCTCCCGCATGATCTTGTCAGCTTCCCTGACCTCCTTGGGATACTTCACTGTGCCGTCCGCCAGGCGTACCGGGTGCATGGGCTTGGTGGTTGTTTTCTTGCCCTCGATTTCCGGCCGGGCGTCCCGCTTCACGTTGGTGGTGCCCTTCGCAAACCTGTGGCCCTGGGTTGTGCCTGGCTTTCCCCACGCGCCCTTGGTGGTGCCCTTGCCTGTTTCGGACACAAACTTGTGCGCCAACTTTTTGAAATCGGATCGGTTGCCAGGTTCCAGGCCCTTGGCGTCCGCCACGAAGGAGGCCCAGTCCGCTTTTTCATCGGGGAGGCGGGCGTCCCAGTGGGCCAGCATCGTTTCCTCCGCCTCGTCCCACCTCATGCCGTGCGTGTTCGGGGCCTCATGCTTGAACGCGGAATGGTAGGGCTCCGCTGGCTTGGGTGCCTCCGCTGGCTTCACCTCCGGTGGCGGAGGTGGAGGCGGAGGTGGCGGTGGCTTCACACGTGGGTTTTTCGGTTTCGGCTTGGGTGGCTTTTTTGGACCACGTGGCCGGGGCACCTGGGTGGGGATCTGCCCGCCAGTGGGGATCAGCGTGGACCGGCACCTGTGATGATATGGAGGTGCGCCGATCCCATTCGCGGGCATATCGGCCCCGCCGATCTTGGTGTTCCACTTGCCGGTGGCGTTGGGGATTCCGAACCCCGTCTCCTTGGCCGTGGCCACAGTCTTGAAGGTTTGCTTGTTGCCTTTCCAGTGGGGCACCTGGAGGATCGTGGTTCCACCCGGGCCACCCTTGGACCGCATGAACGGGTTTACCTTGTCCATGTGCCTGGGGGCCGCGTCCGCGTTCAACATCAGGGACTGGGTTTGCGGGATGCTGATCTCCTTGCCGTGCATGAACCGGCAAATATCCGTGGTGGCCTCATCCAGCACGGCCTCCACCGTGAACGTCCACAGCCCCGCGTCCGCCATGCTCGAAAGGTTGCCCCATGACCTGGTGCGCGTGATGTGGTTATCCGCAACCGTGGTCCAGTAATTCAGATCCTCCCGTTTCATGTAATCGCCAAGCTGATCCTGGAGGGCCACGGCCATTTCCTCCCGGCCCAGCCCCTGTTTCAACATCCCGGACATGATGGACTGTGCCTTGCGTGCGGTGCGTCCCTCCCGGAGGCCGTATGCGTCCTTGACGAAAAATCCGCGGTTGCCCGCCATTTCAATGATCGCGGATTCATCGGACAGATTCGGTGCGAAACTGATCGCCTTTTCCCAGCCGTACTCCTCGATCGTGGCCTGGCGTGCGGCGGCCACCGCGGCCATGCCACCATCCTGGAGGGCGATCACGTACCCGGTGGTGTTTTCGATCCCGGCCACAGCGTTGGCCCAGTTGTTGGCGATCAGCTTGGCCAGCCGTGCGTGTTCCTCCGCGGTGATCATGTTTTTGTTTTTCTCGATCGTCCGCAGTGCCGCACGAAGGCCCGCCTCGTTTTTTTCCTCCGTGGCTTTCAACAGGTCCGCCGCCAGGGAATCCACGAAACCATCCACACCTTCCGGGGTGTTAATGCTGGGGCCCTTGGCCTTCACGAATCGTTCCAGGACCGTGGCCACAGCATCGCCCGACAGGTTGAAATACTGGGCGATCGTCACGTACACGCGCCGCTTGCCCACCAGGTACACAGCTTGATCCAGTTCGGCCGCACACCCCTCCGGGATCGCCCCGCGGAGGTACATCAGCCTGGGCCTGTCCCGGAGGTGGTACACCTCCGCCAGATCGCCCTTGGCATTCCTTACCCGGAGTCGGAAACCCTTGGACTGTTGACGCTGGCCTGGAAGGTCAGTGAACGGGATCCGGAACGGGATCGCCTGTGTGATGATCCTGCCCACTCACAGATCCTCGTCCTCCCGGGACGGCGGGCTGTCCGTGTCCTCCTGGAATCCGGGGAGGAGGCGTTGGCGCATACTGCGGAGGTTCAACCGCTGGAGGATTTCACCGGGCACCTCCCCGTCCTCCACAGCCTGTTCCATGATCGTTTCCAGTTGGGCCATGGCCTGTTCAGGGGTCAGTGGATCCGGGGATTCCGGATCGTGGATCACCATGTCCTTGGACTGGGTGACACGCTCACCCTCCTCCGGATCGAATCCCACACCGCTGAACGTCACGGCCAGGGGCCGTTTAGTCCAGGGCTCCTCGATCTTGTCCAGGCTGAATCCCACCCGTGACAGTTCCCGCCTGGCCTCCGCCGGGGTGATGATCCCCTCCTTGGACAAGGAGGCAACCATGTTCACCACATCATTGGGATCTGTGAGGGGAGGCGGATTGGATGAAAACCGCCAATACTGGGCACCCAGGGAGGACACGATCAGG